ACTATTTTCTGTTTTTTATAGTTCATCATAGTTATTTACCTTTTTTTACTCCTTTTATAACACCTTTGTTCTTAGATGCATAGAATATCTTTTCACCCTTCTTTTTTCCGTACTGTTCTTTCATAGATTTCATGATTTTTTTACCTTTTTTGTTTAATGGCATTAGTTATCCTCTACCATGACCTGTGCTTGTTGCACTCCAGTCTTCGCAAGACTAACTCCAGCACGTAATTTTGCTAAATCTTCGTTCTGTTCAAGTTTATTTTCAGCAATTTCGCCTGCTTGCATTAATTTTGCTATATTTAGGTCTTGATTTGCCTGATCTGCCTCTTTTTTACGTTGATTTTCCATTGCTCTAAGGTCAACCTCACGTGATTTTAGTTTTAGAAGAGGATCTGCATCAAATTGTGATGTAATTTCCTTCTCCTCCTTTGCAAAATCGGCTGTTAGCTCTGCAATCAACACAGATTTTCTTGCCTCTATATCTTGAGAGATTTTTTGCAGCTGTTGTTGGGCCATCGGATCTTGTTGTGCCATCATCTGCAACTGTTGTGCCTGTTGTAATGTCTCTGCAAACTCTAATTCTACCTGTTCTTGTGCCATCAAACTAATATGTTCAAGAATATTTTTCTGTATTGAGGCCATGACAGGTGGATTATTCCTTACTATGTTAGTCGACATAAAATTTAAGTGAGCTGTCACGTGCGCTCTGTGGTCTTGACCACGAAAAGCTTGAAAAGGTTTGCCACCCAAAGCATTTATATGTTCTAATGCCGGGTCCATCGGCTGCATAGGTGCCGGTGGAGGTAAAACCGCATCAATATTTTTTATACCCAGTGCCTCATACATCTGTCTGTAAGCAAAATACAAGTTGTGTATCTGTGGGTTTGATGTTGCTAGTTGTAATTCTGTCTGTGCCATCGTGATTCTCTGCGCCATTGAGAATATATTTGGATCTGCAACTGGCAGTATGTCAACTCTCTCATCAAAATCTTGTTGTTTGATTTCTCTTCTAGCTCCTACCACATCATATGGATAAACCGGCGGTAGATAAGTTTTAAATACTTTTGCAAGTAATTTAAATTCTGTTCTCATGGCAGAGTATAATCTTTTGTGTATAGCAGACATAACTCTTGATCCTCTCTCAAGGAGAGCAACAGTTGTACCGACAGCTGCTTGTTGATTAGCGTCTCCCACCTGCATATCAGCAATCGCTGCAAATCTTTGTCCTGCTCCGACCACAACACCCATTAATTGTAATAATGTTGGTGATGGTTCCTTGTATGGCAAAGTCATAAACGCATCTCTAAGATTACCACCTGGTGCATCCACATCTCTAAACTCACCTGGTTGTAGTGGTGATGCCTCATCTCTGACTCTGATACCTCTCTGTTTAAATCCTGCTGGTAAATTAGATAATGTTCCCGCATCTAATAATTGACGGAGAGCAGCCGTTGCAGTCCTGCTCAATCCGCCAATCATATGAATTAATCCAAAGCCATAAAATCCTAAACCCGGTAAGAATTTAAAATGGACAAAATAATGGATCTTATTTCTCTTTGGATCTGTTGGTTCATAGTTACGTCTGATAGATAAAACTTTTTGACTAGCTTCTTCCACAGTAACTATGTAAGGTAATTTAATTCCTGTTGGATTCATTTCTGCATCTTTATCTTCAAAACCCTCTAGATCTAAATTTATATGACACTCTAAAAGAGTATACATATTCTCTTGTCTTCCGGTTTTTTTAGTTCCCTCTAGTTGTCTTTCTTTTTTTGTTAATTCATTATTGGTGTCAGGGCCTGGAGGTCCTAAATCTATATCAGAATAGAAACCACCTACCTGTTGTTTTCTTAAATCATTCTCAGATATTTTAATTGTATGTATGATAGACTCAGCGTCATCTAAAGATGTTGCCGTGTAGGGAACTATTAAATCTTCTGCTGGAACAAATTTTGATACAGCTCTTCCTAATAAATCATCATAATAAATTTTTTTAAAAGTAGAACCTGCAAGTGGTAGATGAAATAACATCTGATCAAACTCTGGTTCATACTCTTCCATCTTTTCCATCAATTCATAATTCATGTAATTTTTGACACGTTCTGACTGTGCCTCTTTTGCTGAATCAGGTTTACCGACTATCTGTGTTCTGACAGGTCCTTCCGCTGGTAGTAATTCCTTGTAAGCGCCAGCCTGAAACTGTGTGACGGCCTCAGCCAACACCGGGTGTGTTGCACCGCTCGCTCCTTGAAAAGGTTCTGTTCTATTATCATATTTAAACCCTAGAAGATCTAAACCTTGTATATAGGATTGTTCCCAATCTTTTCTTGATGTCTTATATTCTTTATAGTCTGCAACTAATTCCAAACCTATAGGATCTAAAATATCATCCGGTAATAATTCTGCTAAGTTGTCAAAGTGATTTGGTGTGCCCTCTATGTTTACTTTACCTGGTTCAAAGTTTACCTCGACGCTACCGTCCTCATTAGGTGTGACCTCGACCCCAGGATCTTGGGCCTCAATAGCTTTCTCCTGTTCTATCTCTATCTCTTCTTGAGGATCAACCTCGATTGATGTTTTTACGTTTGGTAACGTTTTGTCTATATCTGCCATTTATATTCTCCGGGTTTACTATCTTAACCTGTTTTAAGGGAACATTCAACCCCTGTGGATTGGGCCCTCTCTTAGGTGGTACGGTTCTAGTTAGTCTTTTGTAAGTCATCTATTAATAGTTGTTTGATATCATCTGGGAAAGCGTTTACATTGTAGCCAGCTTTTTCTAACTCAGACATTCTTAATTGATTTGGTAAAAGTTGTATGATCTCTTCAATAGAATCTAAACCAGATTCCACATCTTTCATTTTACCATCCTCATCGGGTCTAGCTGTAAATTCATCATATTCATCAGCTGTCCTATAATACTTGCCATCCTTTCCTAAAACAGATTCTCCTGGTTTGTAGGTGATAACTTCATCTGATACAATGCCATCATAATCACCAAAACCACCCTCTTTCACTTTTCCAATGGAGATCTCACCTGTTGTCATGTTTTCCCTTAATTCAAAACCCGCATACTGAAGATTATTTTCAACCCTTGGATCGTATTCTGGTTCAAATGGTTTTCCGTGTTTTTTAATTTTTTCTACGAGTTTGAAAAAATAAGGGGGCACACCAACACTTGTTGTGGTTTTCTCTGCAACTTTTTCTGCAACTTTTGCAGTTCGTGCTATATCATCTCCAAAGCCTAAAAGTTTTGCCATAGCAACGGTTGCACCTGCACCCGCTACTTTCATGAAGTCTCTTCTGTTAATACCTTGTTTTGTCAACACCTCGTCTATCTCTTTATTCATTATCTCTTCTGTTGTTTTATTTACGGGTAGATTTCTATTTTTTGCATAAGCTTTTAATAATTTAAGACCAGGAAAGATCGGTGCTGTAAGTTCCATACCAAGTGTAACTTGGTCTGCCAAAATTTTTGCACCTGCGGTTTTTCTCTCATCTTTCATCCTCTGTTCCTCATCTCTAATCAATTTAGCAAGACCCGTTTTTTCTGTAATCGCTTTTGTCCCCTCATCACCAACTAGATTATTTAAGAACTCAGAAAAGATTCCTGTGCCTGTGATGTTTGATGGTGGTATGTCAGTGTAGTCTTGAACGTATCCTTGACCTGATGCAGGTTTGATTTTGAACGCAGGTTTTTGTATCAGGTCTGCTGCAAGTTTACCAACTGCAGGTAATATTCTTGCACCAAACTCACCGATACGAATACCGCTCTCAACTAATCTATCTGCATAGTACGGAATGTTTCTTGGATCAATCATGTCGTTTATTATTGATATTGGATTTTTTGTTTCTCTAAATGTTTTTGCTGCAGGTAACTCTGCCTCTGGATTTAAAAAGAAATATTCTAGCTGCGCTGCAAAATCATCATCTGCTCCTGCTGCACCACCACTGTTAAAGTTAACACGGCCACCGTTTGCAAAATCATATAAAGGAGCTGCTGTTGTTTTATCTAATTTAGGAACTGCCATTGTTTGATCCATCTCTTTTAATCTATCATCCATGATATTATCGTCTTCTGATATTGGTGTAGATTCGACAGATGCTTTAGCAATTTCAGCTAATAAATTACCCTTTGTTTTTATAAATTCATCGACTGTTAAACTTCCTTCAGTTACAGCTATAATAGCATCTCCTATTTTTCTTGCTGCATCTTTGTTTTTTGTAAACCAATTGGCTGCGCCTAACGCTGCTTCTGCTGAAGGAATTCCCATTACGTTTGTAAAAAACGTATAATCTAAAACTGCAGCTGCAGCTGAAGGAGCTATTCTTGCTCCTTTAAATGGTATTGTATTATACACATCTTGTAAACTATCTCTCATTTTTTTAAACACTATTGCTTTTTTAGAAAAATCAGATTTTTTAAGAGGTTTATCTTTTAATTTTTGTTCTATTAACTTTAAATCTGTTCCCATGTTTGACATATAAAAACCATATGTCTTGTTCATTTTTTTAAGTTCTTTAGCAGCCTCATCAGTAATTTTTGTTCTGTCTTTTAAATCTATTTTATCTTCAATATTTCCAAATTCAAAAATAGGTGTTTTAACTTTATTTGCTTTTGAAAAAGATCTTGAAAATTTATTGTATGCTTTAATTGCAGGATGGTCTTTTTTATTAATAACTTTTCCTATATCTTTTTCTGTTAATCCATAACCAAGTCTTTTTGATTTTTCTACGTCAATTTCTGTAATGGTATATTTAGTTTTACCTGTATCTAAATTTGTAACCACAGGATATGCATGAATTAATTTTACGTCTAGTTCTATTTTTGCTTGATTTGTTTTTTTATTAAATAAATTAGAAAATCTAGTCAGTACAGGTAAACCATTTTTTAAAGCCGTAGTTAATCCTGGACCTTCGTCAATTACAAAACGATTATTTGCTTTAACAGCTTTTGCTTGTAAATTAACTAATTTATTTATGTCTCTTCTTATATAGTAATGTGTGCCTCTTTTGTCTCCAAAAAAAGCATCTTGTTCAGCAAATTTAAATTGTCTTACGTCCCCTTCTTTTATTATTCCATAAATAGGGTGTTTAGAATTTTCTAAAACATTAAGAATTGCATCTTTATTTTTTATTTTTAAATTTGTGTTTTTATCAACACTTGGTCTGGCTCCTTTTAAGTATTGTAAAAAATCATAAGAACGAAGACCAGCTTCATTCATAAACTCAGTTTGTTGCCTTGGGGAAGCTCCATCAAAATTTTTCTTTCCTCCAGCAATAACGTGAGCGATTCTTTCTAGACTTCCTGAAGGGCTTTTATCATAAATTTTACCAATTTTTTCTATTATTAAATCTGTATTTTTAACTTTTTGATCATGATATTCTTTTTGAGCTTTACTAATTCCTTTTCTAGGAATTAAATCATTTGATTTTATAAGTTCCTCTGCAACGGCTTGACCATATTTATCTTGTGTTACATTTAATTTATTTTCAGGATCAATTATTTTTAATATGTGTTTTGGTCCATAACCTTCATTATATTTTTCTATAAAAAGATTTTTTAAATTTGCATCATCTATAACTAGTTGTCCTCTTTTTCCTATGTAATCATAAACAACACGAGATCTGGGATCCATAATATATTTTATAGACTCTTTATTAAGATTAGTTTTATCATAATAAAGTTCAGGAAAAGCACTTCCTCTTTTCTTTGGACCTACAACAGGTTCACCAACTATATTTAATAGTTTATTATAAACAGATTTATTTTGATATTTAGTTCTATAAAAACTTTCTTTATAAGGTCCCTCTCCCCCACCGTATCCTAAAAGTTTTAACAAATCTGTTTCAGGTATATAATTTTTAGCTTCGTTAGGATTTAAATCACTTAAAGGTGATGGAGTTATTTTTTGACCTATTGCTATAGGTTCAACAGGTTTTTTTAAATCAAAAGGAAGATCCGCAGTTACAAATCTATCTCCTAATTGATTTGGATTAGCAACTGTTTGAAAATTCTGTAAAGGATTATCTGCAAAATTTTTTCTAACCATGCCACCATCTTCATACATTCTGTTAAACCTATTAAATCTTTCTGTATCTTCTACCTCTGCTGGTTTATTCTCTGGCAATTGATCTAAAGTTTTTATAGTGTCTGGACCGTACTTTTCACCTATCTCTCTGATTGCCTTTTCAAGATCATCATCTAAAAGAGCAAGCTTATTACCTAGACTTGTATCCTCGTCATCGATAAATGTATTTCGTAGTGGATCAAATATATAAGCCAACGATGCCTCCTTTTTTTAATGGAACTTCATTAAAACTTTGGTAATTAGATATGTCTTGTTGTGCTCCAGCAACAGCACCTGCATCTGTTGAAACCTCTCTACCACCCCCACTTGTCATGGCACCTGGAGTATTTGCTATTCTTTGTTTTCTTCCTTTTTCTAATTGTTTTGCTTCAGCAGCTTTAATTCTATTTTGCACTTTTCTTAATTCCAAATTTTTTATTTGATCTAATGTTTGATTACCATATTTAGCATAGTTACTTATAAATGCTATTTTTTGTGGAGTGCTCATACCAAAAGGTATTTTTGATCCCACATAATTAGCAGCTATGTCTTCCAATGGTTGTGTTAAATATTTATTGTCAGGCATAAAATCATAATTTTGAATACCTGTTAGACCAGGATTTCTTCTTGCATAATTTTCGGCACTGCTAAGTATATCTTTACCTTCTTCATATAAACTAGCTATGTTTGCACCCATGATTCCAAGATCATCTGCTAAACGAGAATTTGCTGGGATTGGTGTATTACTACTGATAAAGTCCACAATAGCATCTTTTCCAGCTGATGTTCCTAAGCCGTGTCTAATGTCAGATGAAAAACCTTGTTTTTCAAAAGGGCCCACATTTGTCTCAAATGGATCTAAACTTCTAAGATGTCTAAATGTGCCTAAAGCATCTGTTTGTTGTTCAACCGGTAAAGATGCAAACGCTTGTAAATTTTCGTAGTCTTCAGGACCTTTACCCATGACTTTTGCAAAATTACCTATTCTAAAAGCTTCTTCTGTTTTATCATCAAACTCTGTTTGTATTCTTGATGGCACTTGTACTGTTTGTCTTGGGTTTATATCTAGATCTTGTTCAGAAAATGGTTCGTAACTTCCTGCTTGTAGATTAACACGACCACCATCACTATATAAAGTTATGCCTTTTTCTTTTGCTAATTCTTCTTCTAAAATATCATCATCTGTAATTCTACTATATAAATTCTTTAACGCTAGTAATTGTTGTATTCTTTGAAACTCTGTTGGTAAAAATAAACCAAGACCAAATCGTACAAATGGATTGTTATAAACCTGTTTGCCTTTATCTACAACTGTTTCAAAAAACGTAGGTTGATCAAATGATGGTCTGTAATCTATACCACCTCCAACATTTATTGACCTAGGATTCTGTGATGGATCTCCCACAGTTCCTATGTCAAATACTGGAGCTTCTTTTATTTCCTGTGTGGCCATGGATCTTCCTGTATTGGCAAAACCAGCGTCAGAACTTATTTCACCTGGCCCTGGATTAAAATCAACTTGAGAGGCATCCCTACCACCACCTTGAAACCCAACACGTCCACCCTCTGCGTTTAATTCTTTGAACGGTAATATCTTAGAATCGTATCTTGGTTTTGTTCTAAAGTATTCTCTGTAACTATCTGGATCTAATGCTTGTAGTGCTTGTTCTAATGCACCAATGTTCTCACCGTGATAGGTGATACGT